AAACAAACAACAAAAACAGCCAGAAAGGAGATCAACTCTATGGGCAAACTTAAAACAGCAATCAACAACGTAACTGTCTTTTTAGACAATGCCTGGACTATCATGGTCCGCACCGCAGAGATAGTGGCGGGAATAAAGCTCTTTGGGGTCCAATACATGGAAACCGCAGTCGGGACTTTACCGATTGCACAAATCCTTGGAGCAATTCTCATTACTGATGTGACTGTCTTTGTTTATTCTCTGCTTCGTTCGCAAAGTGAAAAGAAGAGATGAAAAAGCATATCAGTATCACACCAGTTAGCAAACCGCGCATGACGAGAAGCGATAAGTGGAATGAGCGTCCGTCAGTAATGAGCTATCGAGCGTACGGCGACGAGCTAAGGCTGAAACTGCCAGGATATGAGCCGCCTGAAACGTTTACGATTGAATTTGCTCTGCCCATGCCAAAAAGTTGGTCAAACAAGAAGCGTAAAGCTATGAATGGATGCCCGCACCAGCAGAAGCCAGATATAGACAATCTGGTTAAGGCGTTTCTGGATCATCTCTGCGAGGATGATTCGTACGTTTGGAAGGTGTGTGCATCCAAGATATGGGCTGAACGCGGCGGAATAACTATCGAAACTTAAGGAGGAATCCGAGAATGGGAATCTTACAGCTTTTATCCAGAAAGAAAGATGACGAGCCTGAGCTTGAATTTCGCAGTGAGGATGAAGATCGTACCGAGTGGCATGTCAGGCCAGATTTTGAAGCAAGAGACCTGTCATTAACCTTTCGGTCCAGATCTGATGCGCGTGATTATAAAAGACTACTGGCGAAAAGCTTTTACCACATCCATTCAAAGATCATTCGTCGAGATTGGCAGGGTGGATTCATCCGAGAGGAGAAAGAGGTCAGATAATCACTAAACTGGTGTCGAAACCGGTTAAATGGCTTGGCGATGCCCACCCTTGCCAAGCAGCAGCCAGAGACAGGTAAACCGATGAACGATAGTAAACACGCACACAAATGGAAGTGTCTCCAAGCAGATAAGCTTATTTGTCATAGATGCAATACGGTTGCGGAAATTGACACGTTAATTACCAACAATCGTAATGATGCTTATCTCAAAGCGAAGGTCAACACTCTGTCTAAACAGCTATATGCTGGCGACTTAAAGAAAGATGCTCGCGAGAAAGCATATGCATGGTTGGTGGAGTATAGTCCAGATGCTATTAAGAAAGACGAACAGATATCACTGCTATGACAAGAGACGAAATAATCAAGCGAGTCGAGAGCGCACTAAGACGTGCTGAGCACGCCATTATTGAACTTCGCAAAGAGCTAAAGAGACTACGAGGCGAGGGCTAGGTTTATGGCGGTAGAGTACGTCCTATACAAGGGAGAAGAGGTGGTAGGGATAGGCACGGCCGACGAGCTATCTCGACGGCTTGGACTACACCCGCAAACCATTAGAAGCTACTCCTCACCCTCCCACATGCGCCGCATAGAAGAAAGTGCCGATCCGGAATCTAGGATTGTAGCCGTAAAAGTAAAAGACGGAAAGGAGGGCGATGACGATGACTCAGAAAAATAACAGAGTGGCGATTGAGGCGCATGCTCAGCGTATTGTAGATGTGGTGGTCCGCAAAGCCGAGCCTGCACCTGAGCCGCCAAAGACTGTATATGAGTACTCGCCCGGTCGTCCGATGAAGTTCCAGGATATCGACGAACTGCGCACCATGATACTTGATTACTTTAAGAATGCAGCGCCCCACTGGGAAGAACAAACTGAGTATATTGACCGCCGCGACTCTAAGTCTGGAAAGATTATCATTGAAAACGGAAAGGTCGTCCAGGACAAGGTGGTCCGCAAAGTTAAAACCAAACAGAAACCACTCACCGTTACTGGTTTAGCTGTTGCACTAGGCACATCACGCGATGTGTTATTAGACTATGAGACCACATATTCAGAGAAATATCCAGAATTTTCCAACACGATAAAAGAAGCTAAAGAACAGATTAAAGCCTATGCGGAGGAGTCTCTGTTTGGCACTAATACTGCTGGCGTAATATTCAGCTTGAAGAATAACTGGGGCTTTAAAGACAAATACGAGACCGAGAACACTAACCGTGAGGTTAAGTTTATTAACACTGTTCCGAGGGCACCAGAATCATGACAGAGATAGTCAAAGTACCGGACTACACCGCTTCGCCTCGTCAGACATTGTTTCATACATCGACAGCTTTTGAGCGATTCTACGGTGGTGCTGCCGGCGGAGGAAAGACTGCCGCACTAGTCGCTGAGGCAGTAACACGCTGCCTTGAATATGATCACTACGCCGCGTATCTATTTCGACGGACGTACGAGGACACGAAAAAGACTCTTATGCGAGAGATAAATAAACAGTGTCGTGAATATATCAAAGATGGCAACATGATTTTTAGACCACAAGAAAAGGGCTACTACTTCACCGCCACTGAATCGTGGATTTACTTGTGCTACTACAACCACGAAGATGATTTTAATCACTATCAGGGTTCAGAGATACACATGCTGGGTATCGACGAGTTAACTCAGTTCTACGAAAGCTGGTACGACAACCTCGTTGGGCGCGTTCGTTCTGACGATCCGGACAAACCGCTCACCGTCTTCGCAGCCGGCAACCCAGGTGGCGTCGGGCATGGCTGGGTTAAGACTCGATTTATCGATGCCGCACCACCTGAGCAGATAATTTACGACAAGCGTCCGTACGTCAAGCGAGACGGCTCAATTGACTATATCGAGACAACACGCATGTTTATCCCTGCCACTCTAGAAGACCACCCGAGCGCGTCGTTCAGACAGTCATACATGCGTAGCCTGCTGGCAATGTCAGATTTGAAGAAGCGCGAAGCATATCTGTATGGCAACTGGGATCTGTTTGCTGGTCAGGCTTTTAGCGAGTGGCGGCGACATCTACACGTCGTCGAGCCGTTTAGCATACCAGACCACTGGCCGAGATGGATGGCATATGACTATGGACGAGGTACGTATGCGGGTGCTGTTTGGCTAGCACGTGACCCAATTAGTCAACGGATATATCTTTACCGCGAATATTATGTTAGCGGCAAAGGTCCGAGAATCCAGGCACGTGAGATGAAGCAGCTTGAACAGTCGAACGAACAACTGCCTGTTAGGCTAGCCGATCCGTCGCTGTGGAAGCATATCGCTAATGCCGATGATGGAAAAACTATCGCCGATCGATTTGAAGAAGAGGGCATCAACTTCACGCCCGCTAATAACGATCGGCTTCAAGGAGTCACTGCTGTTCATGAAGCGCTGTCTCTGGCGTCAGACGGATTGCCATATCTGCAGGTGTTCAGTAACTGTGTTCATTTTATCCGTACCCTGCCAAGCCTCGTGGTTGACACTAAACGACCCGAGGATGTTGATACGACCGGTGAAGATCATCTCTACGATGCGCTGCGCTACGGGCTTGTCAATGAGCGTAAGCCAGCAGCTGAGGATTCTGTGCCTCAGTCTGATTCCGGGCTGTTCAGCGATGGAGGGTATTATGGCTAGTTCGCCGATAAAAATTAAAGGAGGACATGTTTTGGAAAGCTTAGATCTACCGCAATACATCATTAACCTAGAGCGAGCCGCACGCGATACGCCGTTTGGTGAAGTTGGTCCGTTCTATCTCATGAGACACAAAGGTGAGACCGTAGGTATACGCGGTCAAACATCGGAGATTATCCGATTCAAAACTACGGCAGAAGCAGTTATATATCTGGTGGACTACATCAAGACCTTACCGACCGACAAGTCTGGAGATGTTATTTTTGCTGTTAAATTTACCAACGGTAGAATCAAGCAGATTACTACAACATCAGACATCACAACGATAATCGAGGACAAGGCAGATGACAACAGGTAAGCCTAAAGTCCTGTGCAAGAATTGCGGCAGTACAAAACATTATCAGACGTTCTGTCCATTTAAAAAACGACAGAGAATATCACAGCGTGGCAAGCACGCAAAGGCGTGGGCGGCATTTCGAGACAATCTTGCGAAGCCGTACCTCGACATGAAATTTGGGCATGTGTGTGCGGTCGCCGGATGTACCGAGACTAAAAACCTAGATGTTGATCACATTAAGGGGCGTGGCTCTCACCCACATCTGCGTTATGACGTCAACAACTTGCAGTACTTATGTCGTAATCATCACCGACTAAAAACGGATGGCAAGCTATGACAAAAAAGGCTTTACGAAAGAAGCAGCGCCGAAAACGTAAACAGCGAGCGATAACTAACGAAGAAAATTAGAAAATAAGGTTATTTACTAAGCGCTATGACTACTTTAAACCAAATAAAGACTAGGTTGCATAAGAAACTGGCCCTGCTGAAGCAGCGAAAACAGACCGCCGCCGCATCTGGCAAAAATACATGTACGCACGAGTGGCAGAGATATAAAGAGACAATTATGCCGTATCGAAGAGACAAAGATATAGTTAAAGGCTTTGTTTACAGCAAAGGTCGAGCCTACTTTGTCACGATGGGTTGTAAAAAATGTCATAAGAAACGACGAGTGTCTATGGTCGTTGAGGATCATTAGATGATCGATATTTTTAAAGTTGAAAAAGGTAATGAACTATTTAAAGGGAGATGTTATGAAACGTTATAAATTATTAAAAGATACACCAACAATCAAGGCTGGGGCTGTGTTCAAGGAGGTCGTTAGTGATTTTGATGAATTAAAAGAGTTGATTAGAATCACACCAATCGGCGCTAAAACGAATCCTCAATGGACAATTCAAGATATAGATGATTTTGATGAGTGGTTCGAGGAAATCCAAGAACCGACAGATAGTATTCGCTGGAAGCCCGTGATAGGTGATGAATATTGGTCTTTCCGTTCAGACGGAGGAATTAGCCATAATTTTTGTACTGGAGGCTATTGGGATACCGCACGCTATGAAATGGGTAGAACCTATCGTACTAAAAAAGAGTGCGAAAAAGCCCGCGACCGTGAACTAGCCGAGGTCAGACTGCGCCGAACCTCAACATTTAAGCCAGACTTTGAGAACGATAACGGCGGCTGGGTTGTTTATTATGACCCTAGAGAGAAGAGACTCGAGGTACAAGAAGTCTATCGCCTTGAATATGGGGAGCTTGTGCGCTACGAGACTGAGGAAGAAGCCGAAAGGTCTATCAAAGAAAACAGAGAAGACTGGCGGATTTACTTTGGAATAAAGGAGGGAGAATAATGTCAGCAACAACACTAGCCTCTTGGATTGGCATAGTAGTACTTGGAGCTTTCGCTATTTTGGCGGTATCGATGACTATTATATTGGTTGTAATTATCATAAAAACAATAACAGATTTTTACATCGAATGATTCGTCGAACCAGATCTTATACACACGTAAGCAGCCAAACCATTAACGCCGTTTACCAATGACCTACCATACGTCAATAAACTGAGCAGAATTAAATAGAAAGGAGTTGACAGTGACTAGCTTCGTAAAAGTAACAGAATATGGTGATGTAGAAAATTGGGTTTTTTGGATTCAATTAGAGGGGAACGAGGAGCAACTCGCCTACCTAGACGGGCTCACGTGGGATAACCATTTCAAGGACATTTTCTCTGTCGACATGAACTGCGTAGAAACTGAGGAGGCGGTAGACGTTTTGGTGAGGTACGCTACTAATGGTGACTACTGGTCGCACAGCAAACTGAAGGGTAAACTCAAGCTGCCAAGAGAACCAAAGAAAAAGACCGTCGACTGGTTCAAAGAATACTTCTATCGCAATCTACACAAGGGTCGCATTGAGAAGCATATCAAATAGCAATTTCTATAAGCTAGAACATTAACAACCCAACCGCATAACTGGTTGGCTATATAAGTGGCGGAAAAGGTAGACGCTTGTATCCCTCTGGAAACCAGGGTGTGGCGGGAAGGCGGCGCACGAACCCACTAACCATGCGATAAGGGTCGTCATGTGATGTGACTTTACGAAACCTAATTCCTTCACGTTCAAGGAAATTAAAACTCGGCAAATCATCACCTTATATAGCCAACCAGTTATGCGGTTGAATTAAACTACACGATTTTGTGTAGATAAGGAGGATTATAATGGCATTGAAAAATTATACAACGAGCATATCGGTTGAAAAAACACTGAGCGAGATTCAAGGCAAGCTCGCCTATGTTGGCGCAAAGCGCATCATGACCGAGTATGACAATACAGGCAATGTTGTCGCTCTTAGCTTTCAATTGGAGCTCAATGGTCAACAATTGGCATTTAGCCTACCTACCGACTGGCGTCCAGTTGCTCAAGTTTTAGAGCGTCAGCGTGCTGTACCAAAAAGTCGCCTTGAAGAACAGGCACGTCGTACAGCCTGGCGCATTACTAAAGATTGGGTAGGCGCTCAAGTAGCTATCATAGAAACGAAGATGGTAACGACGACGCAAGTATTCTTGCCCTACACAGTCACTAGCTCAGGTAAGAGTTTATATCATAGATTTTTGGAAGATGGACATCTGATGATTGGAAGCGGTAATGTCAACTAAACCACTAATTTTGTAGACATAGAGAAAGGAAGTAATCATGAAAAAACTAATCTACATATCGAGCAAACATCAAGCCATATTAGTTGCAGGCGGGTCTGCTGGTCGAATCAATTTAGTAAAAATAGATTTAGGCTATGCTGGCTCAAGCGAAGATAATTATCGACAAATTGCAGCAGTTGTTGGGGCGGACTTTGTTGATATCGATGATATTCAGACTGCTGATAGAGACGAATCAACCAACGATCAACGAAAATAACAGAGGTGAAAGCCGCTAAATAACTATTAGGATCAACAAAGGAGCAAGCAATGCCAACGTTTTCGTCATCCCCCACAAAAGATAACCCTGAATTACAGCGATATCGTATGGAGAACGCAAAAGATATTAGAGATATTTATTGTCGTATAAACATGATTGAGACGAAGTTAGACCTACTACTTGAGCATCTTCAATTACGGGTCAGCGACAAGCCTAGGTTGCAAAAAATCGGAGACGATATCAAGCAGGAGCGCGAGGAGGTAGAGCACGATAAGATCGGCTAAGTGCTTTAAGGATAGGAAGGAGATCTAATATGAGGCGTAAAACATTTATAGCACTTTGTGTTGCTGGTATGATATCCACCTCAGTTTCAATGATCTGGGCAGCTGTTGAAAAACAATATAGTGGTTCAATATTTTATTTAATGTTGTTTATCATTAATGCATTTGGGTATTGTGCCGCACAGGAGGAAATCTAATGCGTGAACTAAAATTCAGAGCTTGGAATACCTCGCTGAAGAAATATATCCCAGACCACTTAGTGCATATATCGCCAGATGGAAGACTTTTGTTCGGCGCTCTTTACTTTAGGCGCGACCTCTATAAATACAGCCCCGATATATTGAAAGGCGAGAATATCGTCGAACAATACACAGGACTAAAAGACAAAAACGGTACAGAGATTTATGAGGGCGATATTGTAAAGTACGGCGCCAATAGGGGCAACGTTTTCTATGATAAGCAATCAGCCTGTTTTAATGTGTCAGACTTTTATAACGGAAGTCAGGACTATCCATCACTAGCGTTTAGTGAAGATGGTAATGCCATTATGGAGGTTGTCGGTAATATCCACGAAAACCCTGAACTCTTGGAGAAGAAATGAAATTTATTTGGATTTGTCGTCGACCATTTGCGAACGATGTTCAGATGGATATCTTTATTTTTGATAGTACGCTCGTTGAAGCGGTACCGATTGATAGAATATGCGGACATCTGCTTAATAAAGACGCTAAAAAACTAAACAAGTTTTTGGACAAATACGCTGATGCTCAACCGTTTGATAGAATTCCCTATTATAGCGACACCGAAGAGCTGACTGAGCGTTTTATTAAAGAAATTAGAGAGGCAAAAGGAGAAATAGCCATGCAGACAATCCTAGATCCATGCTGTGGCGGTCGTATGTTTTATTTTGAGAAAAACCACCCGAATATACTATACCTTGATAAAAGAAGCGAGATAGTCGAGATGAAAGACCGCGGAGCGATCCGAACGCTAAATATCGAGCCTGACTACATTGCCGACTTCACTAATCTAGACGAGCCTAACAACTCTTTCAATTTCGTCGTCTTCGATCCACCCCACCTCATCAACTGTGGCAAGAGCAGCTGGCTTGCCAAGAAATACGGCAAGTTGGACAAAGACACTTGGCAAGAAACCCTGAGTAAAGGCTTGAGCGAGTGTCTACGTGTCGTCAAGCCTGGCTGTGTTGTCGCTATGAAGTGGAGTGAGCGCGATATTAAAACCACTGAATTACTAAAAACATTACCTCAAAAACCAGCTTTCGGTGATAAAACTGGAATGACGCGATGGCTGTTTTTTGTGAAAGGAGTTGAGAATGAGTACTAAAATATCCGAGCAAGACCAAAAATCGGCGAACTGTGCGGCATGGATTTGCTGATTGACCTATCTAACGCGCCAGAGGAAGCGAAATATGAGCTGTACTTCAAGGCGCGCACCATACTCGAGGAAATTATTCCCAAGACCATGGCTGATAAAGACTAATTTATCCCTCTGCCCGATACAATACCTCGGGCGGGGCCGTCTTGGCTATTTAGTCTCTGCGCCGTGCAATACTTGAAGTATCGCCTCGAAATCCATCACAAGGATTGTGCGGGTTCGCGGGTTCTCACTGAAGTAGTTGTAGGCTTTTCTTTCTAGCGTGCCCCACTGTGGCAGGTTCTTGCCAGTCTCTAGTTCACGACTGAAGTCTGAACGCTGAAACTCGGTTGTAAAGATTGGCGTTGCTCGTCGGCTAGTGTATCTGCCGCTACCGCTCGTCCACTCGCTGGCAGTCTTGACGTAGCTGCTTCGTGCGAATTCGCGGATATTGTCGATATCGCGTTTAGTGATTTTTGTCATTATTCATTCTCCTTTCGAGAGATTTAGTTTAGCCGCTAGCTAGATTTTTGTGCTGTCGCGCCTTAATTCTTGTTGCGCCGCTTCCCTTCTAACTGTCCTTAGTTTAGCAAAGGTGAGTACGTTTGTCAACACTTTTTTACAAAAAAGCTGGAGATTTTTAGAAAATGTTGGTTATTTTTCTGCTGATCGCTCTCTCAACATACTTATTCTTAGGCAAAATATTCATTTTTATTTGAGAATCTAAAAACCTCATGATATGGTGATTATGTAATAGCCACGAGCGGTAATGCCGTAGGAGGCTCGCAGAGAAATCTGGGGGCTTTTTATTTTGGAAAAGAAATTATGAAAGCAAGTGATTTAGGTAGGGACTATCAAGAAGCAAGGACAAATATGATCCATACGCACGAAATGTGGCGCGTCTTGCTAGATATCGCCTACGCCAAACTGTCTACTGAAAAAGGTTTTAAGTCTCGTGTTCGTGAGGGTAGCCTAAGCTCGCTAATACTAGAAAGAGCCTCCCGTGTGGTAGCACAGCTGCCGACTGGACGCATCCGTTCGCTAAGCAGGCGCGACCAAGGCAAATCAATGCTGATGGATTTAGCGTGGACTAAATATGTTATCCCTAACGCTAAAAGCCAGTGGTCATTCTTGACGAAGCTCCGTATGTGGGACTACTACTCCCTTATCCACGGCGCTATGCCGGTTCAGTATGATTACCGAGTTGACGAGGATTATGTCGGTCCTGATTTTAGAGTGATAAATCCAATGGAATGCTTTCCGCAGGTTGGTAATACCAGTTTAAACGACTGCGACGCCGTCTATATCGTTACTCACCACAGCAGGCGCTATCTGCAAAGCCGTATGAAGTTTAAGGACTGGAATAGGTCCTCTATCCAGACTATCCTCGATAAAGCAACCGAGAAGCATCAACCGTCAGACGCCAAGGAGACGACTACTAACCTGCAACAGGAGCGCGGCGAGGCGGCAACCCTACATCAAGGGCAAATTACCCTGGTTACTCGATATGAGCGTGGCAAGAATGGGCGCTGGATTACGTTTGCGCCAGACTTTGAGAATGTTATCGTTCGAAACATTAAGAACCCGCACGAATCTGGACGCATTCCTGTCGTGTTCAAATATGCTATCCCGCTTATTGACTCTCTGTGGGGCATGGGCGACGTTGAGCGTGGCGCCTCATTACAGCGAGCAATCGACACGGCCGTAAATCTAAATCTCGACTTCTCAAAGTTCAAGATATTCCCGCCAATGTGGTATAAGGGCGATGCTGTTAATCCGTCTCTAATGCGTTACGAGCCGGGTGGCAAAATCCGTACCACTAATGGACAATCTGATTTTGGCTTCGTCAATCCAGGGGCTAGCCCGTCAAATGAGTTCCAGGCGACCTATCAGTTCCTGAAGGGTGCGTTGCTCAATCAGAACGGCACGACCGACACCACGATATCAGCAAGCGACGGTCTGCCAGGCTTTGGTCGAACACCAGAAGCTCTAAGTCAGCTTGAAAAGCGCGAAAACGCCCGCGATCAGTGGGACAGAAATATGTTTGAGGAGGCTTATGAAGAGCTAGTCGATGGCATGATAAACCTAATTGGCACCAAACAATCTGTCCCGATAAAATTTCATATCTTTGACGACGAGATCCTGGATATCATCAAAGCTGGACACAAAGATCTACTAGACATCTTTGATTCAGCCAAGAGTTACCGAATAGGCGTTGACCCAGAAACTGGTAAAAACGGTATGGTTGAGTACATCAACGCCCACGGTACAGCCGAAATGAAGATTGACCACACCAAGCTGTCCGGTAAGTGGATGTATCGAATAGATGCTGGCACGACCGCTGCCAATGACCAGAAAGATGAGTATGAGCGCGTCTACAATCTCGTTGAGCTACTGTCATCTCAGGCTGGTGCGTGGCTAATGGACGGTGCACAAGAAGATGGACGCAAGGTTAACAGGACAGAGCTACTTGACCAGCTTATCGCAGCTAGTGGCATCAAAAACAAAGATAAAATCTTTGACCCGTACACTCAGGAAAACGACAAGACGAAGCCATTTACCCCAGATATGCTCAATGACCCTCAGATGATGAGTATGCTTCAACAGCAGCTTCAAGGACAAGTCGAGGAGCAGCCGCAAGCACCGCAGGAAATACAGCAAACTCAAGAAGTCCAACAACTTCAGCCGATGGAGGCGGCATAACATGGAAAACATTTTAGACAGCGATATCAATTCCCTGCCACTCACGCCAGTGGCTGAGGAGCTAAGCCTAGAGGCAAAAGTAGCAGAAGCCCGCCAGCGTGCTGAGGTAGCCGACATTGCTTCAATCCCGGGCTGGCCGCGCATCAAGGAGCAGATGGAGCAGGACGCGTTAAATCTGAGGCTCCACAGAGACCTAGAGTTTGGTCCTAATGATTCTGATGAAAAAGTTGGTAAAGAGATACGGTCTAGGCTGCTGATGGCGCAGTGGATAGAGAAGTACATCGAGAGAATTGAGGGTGCGGTATTAGCCGTCGAAGTAATGACCAAGGAGGCTGAAGATGAATAGCAATCCTAGCCCGTATGAGACGTCAAATACGGAGTCAGGGCTAGTCGAAAAACCGCATTATGCCGAACTGGATATGAGTAGTGTCGCGCCGCAACACAAACCAGACAGTGAATGGCGGCAAAACGGTACAAGCTTAAGGTGTATAAGTTGCCAGAATGAGCACGGTATATTTTTGCCGCCGGGGACTTTCTACACTGGCAAAACTGACGAGAAAGGAATGCCTATCGTTGAGAAGAGGTTCTGAGGTAGGTTGCGTTTCCGGCTGGTCTTTTACCACCCTACTAGCCGGAAACGGAGCGTATCTCCCGCCGCGGACTGCGTAAGTGTCTTGGCTAAATTAAACGAAAGGATGTAGCATGTCTACTTCTAGCGATACCGGACTATCGGCCGAACAGGTCGAGGCGGTAGAAAATATGGCGCTAACAGACGGTGGAGAAGCAACCGCCACACCAGAGACGCCGGCTGGTGAGAACCAAACTACGAACGAAACAACAGCGACTGGTGCGGAGGGTGCTGATGGCGACGGTCAACAGCAATCCAATGGTGATTCCAAAGCTGAAGCAGAAGTCGATACAGATACACAAAACGGGCGTCCAGACAAGCAATCGCGCCTCAATCAGCGTTTCGCTGCATTGACTAGTCAATTGCACGAGAAGGACGAGTATATCGAGTCTCTTAAGCAGGAGATGGCACGAAAAAACCAGCAAGACCAGCTTAAGCCCCCTACTCCTGATGAAGATGGCAATTACAGCGCCAGCGACATCATGGACTATAACCAAAAACAAGCCCAGCAAGCTGCCAATACTGCAGTAGAGGCAATGCAGGAACGCTTGGACGGTGAACAGGTGGCGTCGCGCTTTGATCGCGAAGAGTCAGAAATACTAAAAGCATATCCTATGCTTGACCCAAACAATGCTTCGTTAGATCCAACGGATCCGAACTGCTACAACGAAACCTTAGCTAAGGCGGTTGACAGCTATGTCCGAGGACGTATTGAGCCGCATATTTTAGCAAGGAACGTCGGAGCTCTTAAGAAGCTATCGATTCGGAAGCTAGCCGATGAGTACTTAGAGCCTATCATGTCTGTAGCGCAAGCCGAGCGCGAGCGTGCCCAGCAAAGCCTACAGAACCTGAACGGACAAAGCTCTGGCATGTTTTCGTCGGCAGCAGGCTCAGGTGGCGGCGGAGATTCCTTAGAGGAACTAGAGGCAAGGATCGGAAACATTAGTTTATCGTAATCCATTTGGGTGGTAGTGGTTACAGAAAGGGCTGTTTAATATGGCTGACACTACTACTGCGCAGCTTCAGCACGATCTGCAAACCTACTTTGCGAAGAAAGTCCTTCGTGGAGCGGAGTTTCAGACTGTGCTTGACCAGTTCGGTCACAAAGAAACATTGCCAGAGGCATCAAGCAAAACGATCCAGTTTACCCGTTACTCGGACTTGGATATCGTTACTAACCCTCTGACGGAAGGGCAAGCCCCAGCCGGCAGTCAGCTGACAACTTCTGCTATCAATGCGGTTGTTGACCAGTATGGCGACTTTGTGACGCTTACTGACCTCGCAAAATTAACACCAAAACACTCATCTGTTCAAAACGCTCTGAAGAAGCTCAGTGAGCAGTCATCGAAGAGCTATGACCGTGCTATCAACAAGGTCATTGTCGCCGGTACTGCTGTACGCTATGCCAATTCAAAGACTGCACGCAACTTGTTGGCTGACACCGACAAGCTGACCTGGGCGGATGTTCGCAAAGAGGTTTCCCGCTTGCGTACCGCAGGCGCGCCAACCTTTAAGGATGGCAACTATGTCCTAGTTGTCGATCCAGCCGTCGAGCAAGACTTGATGGACGACGAGGCATTCCGCCAGACGGTTTACCGCCAAGCATCGAAGGAGAAATCCAACGAGCTATACAAGGGCGAATTAGTCTCGTTTGCTGGTGTAACGGTTGTTCGAAGTAATAACCTAATCACCGACAAGGGCGCATCAAACGCGAAGGTGCACATTAGTTTGCTCTTTGGCGAAGACGCCTACGGCAACACCGACCTACAGCACCTGGAGGTGTACAAGGAAGGTCCAGGCGGCGTGTCCGACCCACTTCGTCAGAAGATGACGCTTGGTTGGAAGTTTGCCGCCAAGGCTGCTATTCTAAACAACAACTTTATGTGTCGTTTGGAATCCGGCTCGCTATACTAAATTAACTGGGCGGTAGCTATATGAGTCGCCACCCACGCCATGGAAGGATAATCATGGAAGGTAATATACCAAACACCCTAGGTCCTGATATTGCCAGCGTGCCAACACCTCAGCCCCGTGCACCACAGGCTGAATACGGTACACAGGCCACATCGGACACAGCGCCGACCGTCTCGGCGCCAGCACCAGTACCGCAACCAGGTCCAGAAGCTCCAGCGGAGCCGGTGCTTGAGCAGTCGGATCCAAAAGACGCACAGCACGAGCCAGACACAGAACCAGTGTATGCCCATGTCAAGCTGCGACGTACGGTGATGATTAACGGTAAGGGCTATCCAGCAGGCAAAGACCTGACGGTACCAAAAGAAATTGCCGACGAACTCTACCGTATTGAGGAAACTAACCTGGAGTACGAAGCAGATCTGCTCCGTGCAAACAACCAGGTCTCCACCCCAGCGGCCGAGCTGAAGGTTTAACAAAAACTAAGACAAACCAAAAAACATAAAACCTCCACTGATAGCACAGGTATGACACGCAATCTACTGGACGCTACGGAGAACGGTAAAGACACCCCAACTCGCAAGGGTGTCTTTGCTATGGAAAGTATCTTCCTATTATAATACCAACAGCTAACCAAAGACCCACCGTAGCGACAAGCATACTATCTTTCCTCATGGCTTGAGCCTCCTCGGCGATAAAAAACATAAACGTGAGGAGTGTGGCTAGAAGCCCAGCACCAATAACATTATACAGATCTGGGCGGTGACTTATCATAGCACAATAAATACTAAATAATACGCAGAATAGCATCAAGGAGTTATCCTTTATCCACTCAATTGACCTCTTCATATGGACAAATCATACCATATTTGCTATAATGACGCCATGAAAAAAGGTGGTAAAAAAGAAAAAAATGACGCGATGGTTACTAGAAAAAAGTGCCTCATCGACGTAGCTATCGTTGGTGTCATCTGTTTCTTTCTCGGTTTTTTATTCTGTCACACAGCATACCCCATTCTATACCGCAACAAGCTAGAAGCTGACAGGAAAAACACTGAAGCCACCCTGGACTATAAGATACAGGAGCTGAAAGGTTTACAAGGAAAAACTCCAGTCAAAAACCAGAGCCAGAATAAGTCCGCTTCGCACAGCAAGCACACCGTCTATGACATCACGCCAGAGACAATGCTAGCTGAAGCAAACAAGATACGCGCCAAACACGGTGTCGCGCCAATGCAGCTCAGCCCAGCGTTAAATAAGTCTGCGCAAGAAAAGTGTAGCGATATGGTTGCTAATAGCTATTACGGACATGACAATCCAAATACTGGCGAGCACGGCTGGGAGATAGCCCTAAGGAATACTGGATTTACAACCGGTCTCCATGGCGAAAACCTGTCTTTGGATACTGGGTCAAAAGAGGAAGGACGTTCTGGCTACATCACAGACAAGACTGTTTTTGAGGGCTGGATGAAGAGTGCACCACACGCTAAAGCTATTATTGATAGTAAATATACACTGACCGGTTTTGGCAAGTGCACTACTGACGAAACTTTGGGTGATAATGGGCATTGGTTCTTTGTCGAGCATTTCTACAGCCCGACAAACTAGAATCGAAAAAACTTTCACAAAATTTACTAAAATATTGATGATTTGAAAAAACGCATGATACCTTATGAATAAGCACGTGGTATTTCCTGTAGTAGACCACAAGTAATACCGCTCCGTGAGCCGCAAGCTCGGCAACGGCTTTGGACGACCGGTCGTACGGCGGACATCAGGACTCCAGAGGCGAAAGACAAACTTATATTAAGTGCGTCTTCGCAACTGGACAGTCCGAGCGAAACAACAGCCCTTTTGCGAAGCGCAAGAAGGGGCTATTTTTATGGCAGAGTATAAAGGAAATCCAGACTTCCGTGGATGGCTAGCGGTACACGACCCGCACACACTAGAATACACCGGCAACGACGGTAAGATCGACTGGAATAAGGTCAACAGCCGCGGTGCCGACACGAAGTGGCACAGCTACGACAAAGGACACGCTGGCACAGTTCAGGAATACATCGATGGACTACATAGAGATTATCGAGATTGGGATGCTAAGCGGCATCAGCCACAGCCTCAACCGCAGAATGGCACTGGTGGCTGGGGTGGTGGCTATAGCAGGGGCGGTAGCAGTAGGGTCGGTATGTCAGCAACACAGCGTCAAGCTATCGACAAACAGTGGGAGCAGAACAATCGCTACTATAACGACATGCTAGGCTCTATCGACCCACGACGTAACACAGCACAGGCAGCCGTCGACAGGCAGGTGGATACATCCATCAATTCATTGAAGGGTGAACGCGACAGCGCCTTCCAGAACCTCGACCGTCAAGACCAGAAACTAGAAAAAAGCTATGCACGCAGCAAGCAGTCGCTGGGCGAGATGGTCCGCAATACTCTTCAGGGCGAGTCAAACAATATCGGTATGCTGGGCGGCGGCAACTCAAGCGCCATCGGTATGCTGGGCGTTGGTGTAGCCGACCTGCAAAACAGCGAACAAGGCAAGATGCTAGACGACCTGAACGAGCAAAAGACCGATATTGAAGTCAACCGTCAACAAGTACAGAGGAAGCTGGAAGACGAAGTACGCAAGCTGAATGACTTCCGCCAGAGCAAGTACCAAGAAATCCACGACACCTTTAACGAGCAGCGCAACGAAATCCTCAACAAGATGAACATGAACGACAACCAGCGCGCCCAAGCTCTCGCTCAAGCGGGTGCAATATCGACAGCCCAAATTCAGGACGTCGATAGAGCTATCAATGGACGTCTAGGTCAAATTGTACAAACCTACCAAAATATTACTGCTCCGCAAGCGTCACTGGCAAGTGTTCCAGTATACCAGGCGAAAAATATCACTCAAGGCACAGTAGATAGCTCGAACATTAACTCGCCTAGCCTAACACCAGGACAAGCCACTGAATCGGTCCTTGGCCGACGTCCTGACGATGATGACAGCTACTTCATGCGTCCACGACGCACCACAGACGACGTCCAATTCTAATAGCCGAAAGGAGCTAAGTACCCATGTTTGACTTTGGGAAAATGATACGCGATTTCTTGGGCCGGAAAGACGACGATGAAGAAAAACGTCGTCAATGGCAGGAAAATCGCGAGTCGATCCGTCACAGCGACAGCCCGCTGAACCAGCCAAAACAGTTTCAGGGATTTGACGCTACGCGCCTGTCTACTATTCAGCAGTCGCATCAACAGGAGCAGCCAAACCTCTCTCCTGGGAAACCAAAAACCCCGATGTTCCAGCCAAACTTTGTAGAGACAACGGAATCACAGCTAGAGAAGGCTAAAAAGTATGCTGCTATGGGTGATGAGAGCGCCAAAAAGTACATCGAACAAAATCAGTCGAAAGTACAACGGCAAGACAACCAGCCAAACTTCTCGATAAACAACCAGCCGCAGCTACAGCTGCCGCATCCGCAGCAGTCTTCTCCTTTTCAGCAGCCGGCACAACAATCACCGCAGATGCAGCAACTCGGCGAAACTATACGCCGCAACAACTTGAACTCTGAGAACTATCACAAACGTCGAGACGAATTATCGACACTGCTTAATAATACCCGTGGCAGCTGGGCAGACGAGCGGAGATTACTCGATGATGCACAGCGAGGTGTCGCTTCTGACGAACAGTTAAAAAGCACTATTGAGAAGATGAGAGGTATTCAGTATCGCCAAAAAACTGCTGACGCCGCCCTCGGTGAATACGGACAGTCTCCTATGGTAAATTACGGTAACAGGACGCCGACACAGTTCTTAGAAGACTTCAACAGCATGGATGCCGGTAAACAGAGAGAGGCTATCGAGCAGATATCCAAAAATCTAACGGATTACGCCAAGGTCCCGCACGGATTTACCAACCCCGAACAACGTGCGAAGTTTGAGCGTATTATTGCAGAGTCAGAGCTACTGCGAAATCTAATTGACGACCGGGCAGTAAAGAGAGGTCCCAACCTAGAGACTGTCGGTAAGGACGCTGTCAATATCGGGCGTAATATCATCGATGGTATTGCACAGCCATTCAAAGCGGCCTATCGTTCAGGTGAGGCTTTAGTTAATCATAATCCGCTTGATGCTCTCACCGCGGAATACAAAGCAGGCAAGCTTTCAGAGGAAGAATATGCTCGCAGGTATAATGCTATAGACCAAGAAATAAACGGTATAACTGGAGGCATGCATGACAAAGGAACTTTAGACCGTATACTTCGTGCAGCCGGTACGGCCGTCGATGTAGCGTCTTCCGTCGCTCCTGTAGGATCTCTTGCCAAGGGAGTTGTCAAGGGTATTGCACCGACCCTAACTAAAAGCGCACTAGAGAAAGGTGTTATCAGTCAAGCAGCCGAGAAAACTATTCCTCAGCTAATTGCTCATGAAGCAGCCACGAACGCCGCTCTGGGTGTAGGCGGGTCGCTTCGAGCCGGTACCGACTGGAAACCTGAGGATGCTCTACAGGAGGGGCTTACTGGAGCTGCCCTTGGTGCTGGGATGGCAGGAGCTGGTGCGGCTATCGGGAGCGGAGCTACTAAGCTTCGCCAAGCATACGTTGATGGCGACCTGCATATTCCGCGTACGGAAATCACGCCGAATGCCGGGCGAAATGAGCGAATGCGCTCAGCTATAGAGAACTACCCTATCGATGAGCCGTTTAATTACGGGCGCGTTAGCCAGAACACTCTAGATCAACACAACGCGATCCAAGCGCAAACTGGTCAAGACTTCGTAACGAGTAGAGATGTAACGGTGTACCCGGGTGCACATAATGCCCACGTGGAGAAGCGGGTCTTTCAAGAGGGGGTAGCGCCTGAAGAATATGTGAACATAGCAGAAAAGTCTATTTACGGAAACAGCACTCTAACTAGAAGCCCCAACGACACAGGGCTCCAAAACGTCATGTATTCAAATACAGACGCCCCAAGTGGGCGCGTGATGATGGGCCAGTTTAATGACGGCTTAAGCCTTAAGAGTGTACAAAAAATCCGCCCTGAAAGAGTCGAGGCAGATATTAAAAAGACCCAAGCTAAGCTTGGTACGCCCCTGATGGACGACGACTTGCGGGGCGTTACCCGGGCAGGTAGCGATCTAGAATCTGCTACAGGCACAAGTCCTATTAGTAATCCATCAGGAACTCGTACTGGCAGTGTATCAAACAACACGTTAAATGTCAATGGTGAGGATGTTTACAAACCAACAAAGCCAGGCTTTTTTGGTACAGCTCCTGAAGATTACCGCTACCGAATCGAGCAGACACCGCGCGGCAAATACGCAATCGTTGAAGAGTATGCTGACGGCAGTCCATCACAGCGATATTCGACGCATTCAGACATTGCTATTGCTCGCCGTGAAGCACAGAGGTTAGCTGAAGGACTAGAAAAACCAATCCAAGTCGAAGAAACCGGAAAAGGTTACAACGGATTCACCGAACGAGCGGCTGAGATTGAGCTGAAAAAGCTACAAACAGCCCGCCCAGAGTATGACTGGGAAATCAAGCCGGCCGAGCATATGGATAGCCACGATATAACGCGAGGTAAGTATGGTATTAAGGGGGTGCTACGCGAGAGTGACGCCCGCCTCGACGGTCCAAACCAGCCCGCGAGAACATATGAAGTTGAGGGTACTGTACCAAAAGTCAAGGAGGAGCTAGACCTCGGCGACGGCTCAAAGCTAACATCCACCACTAACGGGGACACCGGCGTCACAACAACCGAACGCGTCGCTCCTGACAATACAGCAGACCTACAGGCGGTAGCGGCAGCCCGAAACGCCACCGATTTAGCCGACGGGTACAGAATCGATGATATTACATCACAAAGCCAAACCGCAGACACCAACCCCTACCCTCAAGCAACCGTTGATAATGTTATCGACAAACTCAACGCCGGTACTCCAGCACAGCGCCGCCTAGTTCGTGATGAGATCCGCAAACAAACCGGCTATGACGTTCACGACATACGAGGTATGAAACAATATCCAACCATCGTACAGTCAGCATATAACCGCGTCGTCGGTAGCCAGGAGTGGATCGATGCCAGCAAAAAAATCCACGTCAAGGGCACGGAAGCTAATCGCAAACCTGACCTAACAGAGTTTGCTCTAGCGAAAGGTGTAGATGAGCAAGGCAAGCCGATATTCGATCTGGTCCCGCTTGACGGCAATAAACATACTATCAGCAGTACTGGTATGGTAGTCGACAAAGATGGCAAGAGTGTTGGCAGCTACGTCGGTATCGATGAGAACGGCAATCAGCATGCGTATGTTGAGGGTAAACCAGTCAATTTGGGTGCTGTCGTCGGAGATATTGAGCGCTGGGGTAACAGGAATAACCCGCTTGCAGATATCGACCGTATCATTGACGCAAACGCGCCAGATGCCGCAACGGCCGCAGCTACCAAGGAATTTACCTCCGTATTCAAAGACAGCCAAGAAGCAGCCATGAAAGTCGAGCTGAAATCTCGCCGCGATGGACTAACAAAACTAGAAAGCAAGATGTTAGACAACCTACCATCTCGCCAGCTGCGAAAAGACCTAACCGAAGATATGTTCGACCTCGTAGAAAAGAAAGTCGATGTTGCCGACCTGAACGCCAAATACGGCAAAGACTACGTAGACACCTACATGAAGCCAGCGGTGGATTGGTGGCGTACTCACGCAGACGATATCCTCAACAACACTAACCGTGTACTGGAAGCAAACGGCTATGACCCAATACCGCGCCGCAAGAACTACATCTCGCACATCATGAGCGACCCGTCATTCTTCGAGAAGGTTGGACTGAAGATTAAGGACATCACCGGAATGAATGGCTCGGTGAGCGGTGAAGTAATCCCTAGCGGAGTACGCGGGGGTGTTCCTGACGAGATAGTCGGAAATACTGAAAACACTGGTACACGCCGCAAGTGGAATCCATTTGCACAGACACGCCGCGGCGAACTAGCCAACAAGGACTTCTTCGGTGCTATCGACAGGTACTACGAGGCAATGCTCTACAACCAGTACATGACTCCTGCTGCTTCACGCGTGCGGGTAGTTGAAAACGCCTTCCGAACATTCCAGAAAGCTAAGGAGATTAAGCTAGACAAAGCTATCGAAGAACTCGGATTTAACGAAGCGATGGCGCAAGTCGAGACCGGCAAGCCAAAACACAAGAACTTCAAAGAAGGCGAGCGCTCCCCTCTCATCGCCGCATGGCAGGAATATGGCAATATCCTTGCTGGAAAAACGAACGCCATTGACCGATTGGCCGTTGATAAAGGCTTTGGTAGGGCTGTAGATGTTTCAATCAAGGCACAAGGTATCGTCGGCGCTAACACTATACCAGGCTCAGCCACGGCAGCCGTAGCGCAGGTCCTAAGTGTTCCGCAGACAATTGCTCGAGACGGGTTGCCATCGTTCATGAAAGCTGTCAAGCAGATGGTTCACTCTGGCCTTGACGAAGCGAGCGACCCGCTAAATAGATCTTCGTTCATGAAAGCCCGCTATACCGACGCCTCGTCGCAGCGGCGCGGTATCGTCCGAAAGTACACTAATGTTGCCTCCATTCCGATGGAAGCTATTGAGAAGTTTACTGGAGAGCTGAGCTGGCGCAGCGCATACAACGAAGCGCTCAGCAAAGGACTAACTGGAGACGCGGCCATTAAGCAGGCTGACCTAGCCACCAAGGCGACTCTAGCTGGACGCGGCATTGGCGACCGACCATTAGCCATGAACTCAAAAGTACTTGGTGTGTTCACGCAGTTCGGATTAGAGATAAACAACATGAGGCTGCAATTCTTTAAGGACTTCACGCCCGCCCAGAAGGCCAAATTCATCATCGCAGCAGCCGCCGCTAACTACGGACTGAAGATGGTAACCGGGCAAGAACCACTGCCAGACTTCCTGAAGGCGATGATAGAAACCTACAAAGATTTTACTAATGGCGAAGATGATGCTAATGACAACTTTCTGGGTAATACCGCACAAGCGGGTCAACGTCTTCTAGGCGAAGCATCCAAGTTTGTTCCGGGCGGTCCCGCACTTGCTGGAGTATTTATAGACGACAAAACTAAGAAAACTATTTTTGGCGAAGATTCAGACATTTCCCGTTACGGTACACCTGCTGTATCAAAGCTGATCAAGGCTGGACTTGCAGCTGGCGAGGGTTTATCGAGTGGTGACGCCGGTAAGATCGGCACCGCAATGCTCGATATAGTCCCAACCGGTACACAGATAAAGCGCACAATTCAAGGAGCTACTGCCCTAAAAGATGGCTATACACAGGATAGCAAAGGTAACATTCAGACACCTGTTGACCGCTCGCCGACAAACATCGTTAAAGGAATGCTCTTCGGCAAGAATGCTCTTGATGAGCAGAAACAGTTCTATGACACCAAACAGCATGCCCTCAGTGATAAAGACAGTGCTGCGTTTAGAGAGATGCTGTCCAACAATCCCGAAGAGGCTAAGCAGTATTATAACCTTGTTCAGGACTCCAGAAAGATGGACATTCTGGAGAAGCGTGCTAAAAATGGCGACACCACAGCAATGGATAAGCTCAGCAAAATGTCTCAGGCGACTAGCTCAGGCGGACTGCCCGTAGCACTGAAGGCCAAGATTGCTCGCGGCGACTACACACAAGACGGTGATGGGACGATCAGAACGAAAGGTGGCGAAGTTGCTCGAGAAGTTCATAAGAGACTTGCCAAAGATTCAAAAGACGAATCAGACGCCACCTACCGCAACTACGTACTAGGATACGGATTAAAGCAAAGAGGTTCGAGTGAAACGAATAGCAATACCGGAAACGATGTTACCGATAAACTATCTGCCCTCGCCGCTCGATCAAACGATAAAGCAATAATCCATCAAGCTATCGACCTGAACAAGAATAAGAAGTACGCCGATATGCCAGCCTGGGTTAAAGAACGCTACGCCACAGAAAATGGCATTGGCAAGGAACAGCTAACCTATGCAACGCAGGCAAGCTATAAAGCAGATGTTAAACTGCAATACCTCAAAGAGGCAACCAAGGATATGTCGAATGAGCAACTGGTTAACACTCTATACGCTGGACGCAGGAAGTCAATCGCCGACAAGTGTTTCGTAGAAGATTCTATGCTGAAGAGTTTCTACAACGACGGACGTATATCCAAAGATCAGTACCAAGCCCTACGGTCCCTAATCATGGACGAGAACGGTAATGTTACTTCGCGGTCCAGAAGCGGCGGCGGAGGCAGTAGACGCGGTTCTGGTGACGGTAGCATTAGTAATATGTCAGTGCCAGATTACAGCGTAAAAATAGTAAAGCTATCTAGCCCGTACGGCTTTGCAAAAGATCCAAACGTGAGCCTTGGCAACGTCGGCTCAAACAAAAACATTGTTACCGGTATCAAAGCCCCGTCACAGTTCAAAATTAGTAAGTCGGCGCTACCAACGCCACGCGTAAGATAAGGAGTTCAGAATGAAAGTCAACGAGATACTAAAGAGTGTCCACGTAGCATACGAACAAGCGGCAGATGCGCCTGCGCTCAGTGACGAGGACGGGCAGATACGGCTAGACCTGCTACAGAAGGCTGTACGCCGCTGGTCAACGGATAATGTCACTAAATGGAATGAGCTGTTTAGCGTAGGCGATATCGGTCCTATTCAACCTGGGCAACGCGAGTATGACCTGCCGGAAGGATATTCGCTATCTAGCGGATTCTACCTACAGGGCGGCTCAGAACCGCTACGCGTAAAGTCTCCTAGCCAGCTAACTGGCGAAGATGGAAAGTTTGTTACTATTCTGGGAAATCCACAGATCGGACACAAGCTTCGGCTAGGTTGGATACCAAAATCTAGCGATCAGGAAATTGGCAAAACTATCATCGTTAAATACTATCGTGAGCCGTTTATTCCAACAAAACTAGACGATGTACTAGAAATGAGCGACCCAAGCTTCGCCATAGCCTACGTAACAGCAGAACTGTTCGTAAATGACGATGCCAACCTATACACGAAATATAACAGTGACGCCATGATACTCCTAGCAAATATGCGGCAGCGCAATGAGCTAGTTCCCGATGGGCAGTTTAGCGGACTTGAGGGCGATATTGGGATAGGAGGAGATTGGTAATGGCAGTACAAACTCCCCCACGTATGACAGGCGGCAGCGCCAAAACTCAAACTATTATCATCCCGAATTTTAGCGGTGGTGTTAACAGTTATCTAGACGAAGCACGCCTACCAAATAACACACTCCGTTCTGCCGTAAATTACATGCTAAGACAGGATGGTGTGCTGTATCCGCGTTGGGGCACAAAAACGTTTTTCCCTGTTCTAGACAAAATGCCCGACGGCTTTGGCAAGTGCACCGTAAAAATGCTGGCAACAGCCAGTGGGCTTGAGGAGTGGGCGATCATCGTGGAAGACGGTGTCGTTAAGCGATCAAACGGCGAAGCGTGGCAGGAAGCAACCGGCGAGAAGTTCACACCTGGATATGAAGCAAAGCTCTATCAAGTGGACGATTGTGTATACATCGTCAATGGTAAGGATGTCCTGGCGTTCTATGACATCGCCAACAATAAGGTGAAGAAGTTTGAAGGTATCGACACGCCAAAAAACCTCAAGGTTACCAATTCTAAGAATCTAGCAACCGGCAGCTATTCCAACTTTTATAAAGTCTCGGCGGTCAATGAGGTTGGCGAAACAATGGCATCAGCTGAGATCTCCGTAAAAACCAACCGTATCCGCAACCAGTGGCGCCAGACAGGCGAAGTTGAGGACTATCTGGAATTAACCTGGGATACCGTACCAAAAGCCACCCGCTACAACATCTACTACAGCGACATGTCGAATGATGAAACATACATTGACTCGGTATCAACTAACTCGTATCGAGATTTGGGGCGTACCGCACAAAACGTAGCCGTGGAGGCTCCTGTAGCCGACACTACGTCCGGTCCCGTTCTCCGTGACATCACCGGATCGAGCTACCGTATATTTGGTGTTGGTGTAGACGACAAGGTTTACTGGGGTGGCGTTGGTAAATATATCAGTGCATTCAATGCCTTCTACGGCGGCGGCTGGGTCGAGATAAACAAAGGTACCGGTGAAATACCAATCACCGTTCGTAGCTATCGTGATGGGCGTGGCGAACCGGTAAACGTAGTATTTATGACAACCGCATCTGGTGAGGGCTCTCAAAACCAGCTTACACTCACCTCGATGACTGTTGGTAATACATCGTTCATTGTGCCTAATGTTGCCCGGGTTGTCGGTTCTTACGGTACGTACGCCGCCGGCTCAGTTACCGAGGCGGACAACAACCTATTCTTCACCTGCTCTAGAGGTAAAAATACCACCGGCGCTAAACCCGACCTGCTAAACGTATTGAGCACTGAAGAGGTCAGTCTAGCTATTCGCCCAGATTTTGATGGTATCAACCCGCTATATGGACGCGGAATATCGAGTGTACACTTTGATGGAAAAATATTTGACGCCGTACCAGCCGCTCAATCCAAGGTCAATAATGAAATCTGGATACTAGACTTGCAGCTGAAGGCATGGATACGTCCATGGACTATCGGTATCAAGAAGCTCATCACCTTTACTCCAAGCGATGGACGCGAGCGATTGATGGGACTTCGCTCAACACCGGACAACAACGGCAAATATCGAATTGTCGAGTTTAGCGAAAAGTACATAACCGATGACGGCGAGCCTTTTGTGTCTACGTTCCGGACAGGGCTGCTCCACTTCGATAAAGGGCATATGAGCTGGGCAAAGATGAAGAAGACCTACATCGAGCTACTACGCGTGAGCGGATCATTGTCTATTACGGTGAGTGGCACCGGCAAGAAGCGTGTTCTGCACTCTCTGAAAGACATTACGGTATCTAGTGCGATGGTAACAACTGGTTTAAACAGCGATAAATTTAACGATTTTGCGTTTAACGATACGGAAGGTGGGCATGTAATGTTTAGCGACCCGAGCACCAAAAAATCACTAAAAATAAACAAGGTAGTCAATAATTACCGCGTAGACGGTAGGTCCAGCAACGCCTCTTATGGCATAGCTACGATCACATCTGTGGTCATACCAAAGAAAGTACCAGACCCTACCAGCTGGAAGAAGTAAATAACTAAAGGAGAAATAAAATGGATAAGCTACGAAAAACTTCAAACATACCACCTACGACATTAAGCGCGTCAATCAGCGACACGGATACAACTATCCCGCTATCGTCTACCGTGGGTGCGGAAACTAGTACGTGCATCGATATCGTCATCGATAGAATTGACGCAGCTGGTGAAAAAACTCCTGACAAAATGGAAGTCGTTACGGTCCTGATATCTGGAAATAACGGTACTAACGCCGCTCGAGGACGCACTGCCCCGGCCATGCCACACGAGCAAGGTGCTGTGGTTGAGTACAATATATCGACTTCAGTCCTGCACAACGACCTGATTGACGGCATACTAGAGAATTTAACTACTGAAGGAAAACTAAAGGACAAGCTTTCTCTTGCCAGCAAAAAGAAAGGAGCCCTGGTTGCTAAAGGTGATGGCACATCAGAGTTTAATAAAGTAACACCAGATATGATCAGCCTAGAGCCAAGCACAGATGCGAACGGCTGGATGGTATATAACTACGGAGGACTTAGGCTTGCGCTGAAGACAGTTAACAAGACACAGGTCTGTAATCAACATAGCACCATACAGGTCGAAGCAAGCTACCCGGCCGGCTGTTCGAAAGACCTAGTAAAGTTCGTATCAATATCACTAGGCAACGGTGACTACGCAGACTTTGTTGGACACGGGCGACACGAGCTTCACGATGGCAAGATCGTCCAAAAAATGACTGCTCTCCATCCTGCCAGCAATGTCACGTATACGTTGCCGGTAAGGTTTGCGGTCCTCTATTAGGGCGGTCCCGGTTTTATAAGAGAGATTAACTCTATGTGATTTTATAGATTTTATTGATAAAGTCACGTAATCGGATGTATAGTATAGACAGTTAGCTACACTGTAGAGACTGCCAATTTGATCTAGCGGTGATCAACGGCAGTCTTTTATTTTGGCAAAAGGATAACGATGAAAGAAATAGACTTAACAGAATTTGGCGAAATGAAATCAGACGTAAAGCATGTCAAAGAGGCTGTTGACGAGATAAAACGAACACTTGCCAGCCAGGATAGCGTTAGCCGCTCTGAACACCATGAACTAGCCACTCTCGTCTCCGCCATGAGAGAGAGTTACGATAACCGCCTAAATACCCTGGAAGGACAAAATAACGTCAACGCCGCCACGTTCACCGGTAAGCTTGGCAAATGGTTCAATGACGCGATGGTCCAAGAGATTGGCAAGATTATAATCGCAGCGATATTATTCTATATCTACAATAACCAAATAACAATGCAAATACAGAAGACCCAAGACGAGATCAATAAGACCAATCATTATGTTAATTCACGACTAGATGCAGAGGTAAAGCGATGATTGCCCTGTTTTCTGCTGTAATAGTTTTTCTCGTCTTTGATCTGATGTTCGGTGATAGCGGTAATTAGCCAAAGGAGGCAAATATGAAACTAGAAAAGAAAACAACAAGACAGCTGTCAATCGCGGTTGGTTTGCTGTCATTCGCAGCGTTCATCATTCAGGGGCTAGGCGATATCTGGGGCTTCACAGCAGTGGCTAAACAGCTTACCGCAACTGCCCTATTAGTTGCTGGTGGCGTGAATATGTACTTCTCAGGTGTTACCAGCGAGAAGAACAGGCAAGACAGAAAGATGGCTCAGGAGCTTCAAGCTAAAGAGGTAGAGAAATGAAAAAAGTAACTTCAAATCTGAAAAACTTCATCATCAATCGGATAGATGTGTTGATAGTTGCAAGCGTTATCATCATATCATCTGTATTTTTAATCATAGGTAAGCCCTCAGAGGACGGCAGTATCACCCTTGACGGCTCAAAAGCCAAGTACTCCAAGGCAACTGAGAAAGCTTTATGCGAACTAGCCAAGAAACGCGAGACGGCGATTGCTGGCATTATGGGACTAGATGTGCCACAGGACGCTGGCTCGGGCTGCGAAGCTCCTGACAAAGAGCTAGCGCAAATGGGGTCGGGCGTCTACTACAAGACCGACCTATCCAGTCCTGCGGCGTTCGTAAACACCATGAATGGCCGCGGCTTTAACGAGGGCTACGGCTTCCAGGCTCACTCCAAGTATGCTATAATCAAGATGGCAGACGGTAGTGTTAAACGTGTTACCGACCTAAGAACTGGAGACAAGGTTACGAACTCAAGCGGCACAAAAGTTAATACGGTTAAAGATTTGTGGACAAGCGACAATAAAATCTATCGCATGCGTACTACAGCTGGCGATTTGATGTTGTCTGGCGAACACCCAGTGTTAGCTGTAAAAATGTCTCAGCACCAGAGCGACAATCTACAGAGAGACCTCGCGACAAACCCAGATAAATACAAGGATAAGTTCGCATGGACTAAGACTGAAGATATTTCAAAGTTTGACCGTATCGCTGTTACTATCCCAGCGTCAGGGACACGTTCTAACCTGACCGATTCTGAGTTGCGTCTAGTGGGCTACTGGCTAGGCGATGGCGATAAAGTCTACTATCACAAAAACAGTAATGCACACGGCTTCCGTATCACTTCAAACGACGAAAAGAAAGCGTTTATTGACAGCCTCGGCTTAAATATCACTTGGACGAAACACTCTAACGGTAAAGCCTGGGCTGGTACTATCCACCCGTCAGATGAGTTACGCAAGGTATTAGATAGTCTTGGCAGGTATTCAAGTGATAAGCAATTCCCGCATAACTTTGCAGCTGAGCAAAATAAATTAGTGCTTGAAGGATATATAAAGGCTGGTGGTCATGAGAAGCGAGCCAATAACTATGTAATTTCATCGACCTCTAAAACGCTGCTTACGCAAATGCAAGCGATTGCCTGGCAAAACGGCTATAATGCTTCAATTCAGCTTGTGCGGAAAGCTGGTACTGAAACTAATATCGGCAAGTCAAACTACGACTTATGGCAGCTTAATGTGAACACGAAACCAGTACGTAAGCAGATAACGTTTATCTCTGGCATACCGACAGTCTCTGTCGTCAATAACGACGTTCTGGACGAAGAAAAGACATATTATATTGAAACTGATGGCGACCATACTTACATCGCAGACAACCATCAAGTGCATAACTGTGTGGCAGGTTTTAAGCAGTTTATGTTTAGCTTGAGTGGACGCGTCGTGGCGACCAGGACAGGCGGTGCGAGTGGATACGCCAACCAAGTCGGTGAAATCCAAGCACTCGGCTTTACCTGGCACGCTGGGCAGGCTGGTATGAAGGACGGTGACTGGGCGATTTTCGGTGGCGGACAATATGGACACGTTGCTATGTATTATCAGGGGAAGTTCTTCGGACAAAACCAAGGCAGTGGCAATATCTACGTCGGCAACGCGTTTAATCTGATGGATTTAGGCGGCTATCGCAACTCTATTATCGGCTACTACCGCCCGAATATCTGGGCAGGCAACAGTAGTCCAAGCACTCCAGCCCCACAGGCGAACAACTCAAAATCAGTGAATGACCAAGTGGTCGCTGACGTATTAAAGGGTGTGTACGGTAGTGGCAATGATCGCGTAGCGCGTTTACAAGCCGCTGGCTACAATCCGACCGAAGTGCAAGCAGCCGTCAACTCACGCGTAGCAGCACAAGCACCACGAATCAGCGCGCCGGCCTCGACAGGCTACGTTCAGCGAAGTGCTGGTGGCTACGTCGTGCGTCGTGGGGATACGCTCGGCCATATCGCACTAAGAAATGGCTGGCACGGCACCAACGGGCTGTTCGGTAACTCTGGTTATACACAAGCCTTGGCAAATAAGAATGGTATTGCTAATCGCGGGTTGATTCATCCAGGACAAAAAATACAGCCATAATTGAATTGTTCGGGATTCCCAAACAGTTGAAACCGCCTCGATAAGCTCCGGGGCGGTTTTTGTAGTCTGATAAACTTCCACGGATAAAGATAATCCGCCTCAAAAGAGACGGATTAGAGCTCGTCGCAATCACTTCATGACGCGAAAATGATTGCTTATCATAGAGACGCTTAAGCGGGACTATGACTCTGCTAGCGGCTAAACTAGCGACTCAATTATAGCGCTACTTCTCAGATTTAGCAATATCCGCAACCACGAGTCTGCGTAAGTATTCGCTAATTGTCAGGTGTAGTTCAGTAGCGCGATCGGCTATTGCTTTGTGATCGCTTTCTGAGACTTTAATATTGATGCGTTTGTTCTTCATATCTTATGAAATCCTATCCTGATACTCTAGTACGCCCATTAGCTCTGATAGCGTAACGATATACATGTCATCAGCGTGCCTGTTTTTTGTAAACGACGACTTATCAGCGATTAAAGCCTCTTGCTCGTCTTCGTCAAGGTATTCGCTGTTGTCAATGACGAAATAGTCTTTAACGAAATCATCTTTCGGATCGCACCACACGACACAGAAAGTACTGTCTCCATATAGGCCAATAGCTTCCCTCACCTCATCTATCAGTTGGCCACTGTCAAACGAGATATTAAGCGATCGCTTGTACTCTAGCCTATCCAGCAATTTACTCAATCCGTGTTTCATAATTTACCCTTTCTGCCGGCTACAACGCCACCGGCGGGGCTGTTATTGTTTAAGCTAGACGCTCAACTGCTATATAGTCTTCGTCGTAATCTTCATCACCATCATCATCTGTGCGTACGGATTCAATACGATAAAAATCGTAGCTAACGTTTCGCTGATTCATATCACGCCATTGACGTTCCGTAAGGTCACCAGCTTCAATTTGATCTAGCTCTGTAACAGCTGTGACCGTCCACTCGTGACTGACTATATCGCCGACCTCAGGCACGCTATTCTCAAGAGTAAAAGTATATCTGCTAGTCTTGATAGTTGTCATTTTCATTCTCCTTCTCTTAATAACGGCTCAGTGTGACGTCGATCTGCTTGTCGTGCTTTCCGTCGAACAGGGTTAGTAGACGGTCTTCGCTGTCGGTCCAATATTTATAGGCTTTTACATTTTTGAAATTCTTACGTAGGTATTCTTTGATGGAGATAGCTGTATCGCGGCGAATCTTGGAATAGTGCCTTTGGTCCTCTTCGCCGCCAGCTGGCATTTTACCTAGTGCTACAACTTCTCTGACCTGTTCTTTCAGCTGGTCTTCATAAATATTCATTATTCATTCTCCTTTCGAGAGATTTAGTTTAGCCGCTAGCTAGATTTTTGTGCTGTCGCGCCTTAATTCTTGTTGCGCCGCTTCCCTTCTAACTGTCCTTAGTTTAGCAAAGGTGAGTACGTTTGTCAACACTTTTTTACAAAAAAGCTGGAGATTTTTAGAAAATGTTGGTTATTTTCGCAATTGTCTGCTATGGTGGTAGTAAGCTAAACCCATTAGTTGAACCTCGTCACCATATTTTGGTGCGAGGTTTTCATTTGTCCCGACACTAAGATAGTAAAAGTTTTGAGGGTAATTTAGTGGACGGTAATAAGGATTCTGATTCTCGTGTCAAGACTCTGCGTAAGCGGCTTGGCAAAGCATCAGCTTTAATAACAAACGACGCGTATCTACCTATGTTTAGAAATCGGCAGATACGCTATCCTAAAGAGTTCGAAGAGAGCCTAATTCAAGCTGCGCGTAAGAAAGATCCGAAGCGCTGGTTGGCTAAGGTATGGTCGTGCGAAAACATGATAGACTCTGTGAAGATGTTGGCTAAATACATCGCACGGCGAATAGCTGAACACGCTAAGGAAGTTCATGACGCCAAAGTGGCTAAACAGTTGAAGCGGATAAATCCAGCTGGACTATTGAAGTTGACTGAAATTAAAAAGCAGCGTAAGCCTATAGCTGGTAATTTACTGCTATAGAGCTGGTTGATTTTCTTCTCTAACACGGCGACGACCGTGTGTTTCTTGCTGTCTGACCTCTGTTTTTATATAATAAAATGCTTATATTATCAAATGATATTGCTTCACCACGCTGAATCCAAGCCGATTCTTGTATCATCTTTTTAAGAAAGGTGCGTATCAAGCATGATTTTTATATTTTTTAGCCAATAAACAGCTCTATAAAGAACTAATTTAGTAAACCTTTCATTATAACGATCTTTATAAAGAGATCAGTGGAGTTTTTTATGATGAATAATATTTCAGACTGCTTTAGCGACTTCTTGCGAGATGAAGTCATATTGTGCGACAGAAGCAGTAAGACTATAGAGCGTTACCAATGCTTTTACAGGCTACTGATTAGATTTCTAGGAAATAAGCCTATTTGTAGCGTAACTTTAGAAAATACCAGAAAATGGCGTGAGATGCTTTATTCATATCAAAAGCCAGATACTGTCAGAGGCTATATAGTTTGCCTCAAGCGCTTCTTCAAGTACTGCCAGCGTAAAGGGTGTCAGCTATTATTCGATACCGAAGACATAAAAATACCCAGACGAGAGAAGCGCATCTTAGATATACCGACTGAAGATGAGGTCGAAGAGTTTATTTCGGTACTGGCCATGAGACGACGAGGCTACTGCAACGTTAACAGGTTACGCAATATTGCCATCGGCAGACTGATATTCTCGTCAGGTATACGCGTTAGTGAGGTGTGTTCTCTGAATCGTAATTCTATTAAGAATCGCCAGTTCACTATCGTTGGTAAAAGCCGAGACTCACGAATATGTTTTATTGATTCTCAGACCGAAAAGTGTATCGCAGACTACTTAAAGATCCGCACTGACAATAGCCCAGCGCTATTCATTTCATACCAAACCGAAAAAAGAATGACACCAGGTAATGTTCGTAATGCCTTCGAGGCAGCTTGTGCTCGCTCTGATGGACAATTTGTCGGAATTAGACCTCACGCACTACGCCACAGCTTTGCCACGAAGATGTTAAACAAGCGTGTCGATTTACGTTACATTGGCGATCTCATGGGACATGCTGATCTAAATACAACCAAGGTCTACACGCACTACACAAATCCGCAATTACGAGCCATTTACGACCGCGCCCACGGCGAAATATAAGAGTTAGATTTTACAAAGCCTCTGCTACTTATTGACATAAGCGGCTTTGTTTGCTATACTAGGCTCGTAATCGAAAGATAGGACATTGCACCACACAGATTTTGAGGCTTAAGAAAGCAAAAATCTACTGTCGAAAGCATTACATGCGGGTATAGCTCAGTTGTTAGAGCGCATCCTTGCCAAGGATGAGGCCACGAGTTAGAGTCTCGTTACCCGCACCAATTTGGAACTTTCTAAGATTTGGTCGCCCTGAACGGACGACCGTTTTCAATTTTATTCCGAAATAGTGGCAATATACACCAAAGCTTGAACCTATCTCGAGTGTAAAAAGCTGAGTCGTACAGGCTCAGCCCTAACGCCTGCGGGCGCACGCGCCCGCTCTCCCCACCAGAAAAACCCTTTGAATTATCTTTTGAAATTTACCCCGCCGATCTTT